GCCTTGTTGCTGATTAGCAGGTTGTCCAAACTGTTTACTTTGTTACGCTTACACCAACTGGCTATGCGCTGGCGCATCCCGTAGTTACCCTCGCCGGCGAGATACACCACGATCCCCGGTTTGGTTTTGATACCGTGCCAATTGATCCCGCTGGCAATGCAACAGGCCATATCCAATGCGACAAACGTCTTGCCCACTCCCGACTCGCCATACATCATCGCCGTGGCGTATGCAGGAAGCCACCCCTTCACAATCCACGGCACGGGGCTTGGTTGGCCCAAGAAGCTCGTCGCACGGGTCAGGAAGTAGTCACGTGTCTCCTCTTGCGTAAAAAGCGTGTCAAGGGCCGCAGAACCGAGCGCGTTACTGGCCGCAACGTCTGCGTCTGGTTCGTATCTCGTGACTGACCTTGCGATCTGCTTGATCTCGCTGCTGGGCAGTGGTATCTCGCAGCGTGTCTCGTTTGCGACACTAATCGCGGCCAAGATCTCGGCTTCTGTCATGCCGAATGAGCGCATCGCCCCGGCCAGACTGGTCAGGCCATCGTTACGGTTGCCTTGGATCAGATCGCCGTTGGTTGTGGGCGCTACCTTGCGCTGGCCTAGCAGCGGCAACCAACTATTTGGTATAGCACTCGGTGCTACACCGTCTAACGGATCGCTGGACGCTTCCCACTCGTAAGCGCGGTGCTCGATTGTTGACGGGTAAGCAATGTAGTAACGCCCGTCTGACAACAGGTCAATGCCCTCACCCAGCTTGCAGGATCGTATGCCATCTTGATGCCGTGCGATGTAATGCTGCCCGCCACCTGCGGTGAGCGCCATCGCACCGTCTGGCATAGGCCCGTGCTGCTCTAACCACTGCTGCCAACTGGCATCACCACCGTTGCGCGGGTCGATGTCAAACACAACAATGCCGCTAGTGCTGCCGCAAGCAATACCAATGTTGAACTCTGGGTTCTGGGTCCACCAGCGCCGGATCTGGTCTTCATTGATGGTTGCATCGTTAACCCCGTGGGCGGTAGCTGGGACTTTGCCGTTAGGCACTACTGGTAACACTCGCCAGCCCCACGAGGCGTAGGTTAGGGCGGCTTCAATCTTGCTCTCTACTCGATTGGTTACGGTTGGTTCAATCTTGCTCATGATCTGCACGCAGCTTTCCCTCAGTCTTAACTTCGATCTCATATTGACGGGCCATCGGCGGGCGTTCACCCCACCTGTAGATGACCTGGGGCCAAACCCCAAGCGCGTCTGCAAGCTTCTTTAAGCTTCCAAAAAATTGTATCGCCTCGTTCGTTGTCACTTTTTTTCCACCTCGGTTGAAACTTTGTGTTGACACTCTACGGTGAAACCTTTAAAGTAGCAACAACTGCACGAACCGATGGCCGGACGGTGCAGCAACAACCAAGGATAGTGATGTTATGAAATTCGTCAACGAAGCACTTCAGACTTGTTACGAAGCTAATGATTGGACCGGCTTGATGAAGGAGGCCGACAAGGTCTCCTATGTCAACAAATTGCCCGCCACAAGCGAAGGGGGAGTGAAACTTTTTCCTAACGGCAAATTATTGATAACCGAAGGGGAAACCTTTCGGTCGATTGACACGCTCACCTTTGGTGGGCAGGTCAACGGCCATCGCAAGGTGGTGGCGAATAATCCTCGCCGTGGTCTGTACAACGCCGCTATTTTACTTAAGGAGTAACCATGAAGTTTGAACCTAAAGAAGACCCGCCTTGGGTCATCATATTGGCGTCTATAGCAGTCGGCGCATCAGCGGCCATTGTCCTGTTCTTGGCTTTGAGTGGAGGTCTGTGATGGCTGTTTTACTCAAGCGTACCAAGGAAGCCACCGCGCAAGCGGTCAAGCTTTTGGTTTACGGTCAAGCCGGAGCGGGCAAGACCAGTCTCATCCCCACACTGCCCACGCCGGTCATCTTGAGCGCAGAGGGCGGTTTGTTGAGCATCGCCGATACCAACCTACCGTTCATTGAAATCACGAGCATGGCAGAGCTACAAGAAGCCTACAAGTGGCTTACGAGCAGCGCCGAGGCCGGTGAGTTTCAATCGGTGGCGCTAGACAGTATCAGCGAGATCGCCGAGGTGGTGCTGAACGCTGAGAAGAAGATCAATAAAGATCCGAGGGCCGCTTACGGGGCGATGCAGGAGCAGATGGCAGATGTCATTCGGGCGTTCCGCGATCTCCCCGGCAAGCACGTTTATATGTCGGCAAAATTGGAAAAGACTCAGGACGAAATGGGCCGCGTGTTGTATGCCCCAAGTATGCCAGGGAACAAAACAGGGCAATCATTGCCCTACTTCTTCGATGAGGTTCTGGCTTTGCGGGTTGAGAAAGACGCCGAGGGGTTTACCCGACGTGCGTTGATGACTGATGGCGATGGGTTGTGGCTTGCCAAGGACCGCAGCGGCAAGTTAGAAGTGTGGGAAGACGCCGATCTGGGCGAGATCATCAAGAAAATAGGAGGTTTGTGATGGAGATACACGATTTTTTTGCGGCAGCAGCGTTGATCGGTTTAATCATCCGCAACGAAAACTGTCCCGATGAAAGCGCTGTTCACCAACGATACATAGCCAAGTTGGCTTTTGAGTATGCCGAAGAAATGGTGACAAGGAAATTTGAAATTTTGGAGGAAGAACAATGAGAGTGTTTGACGACATCACGCTTGACGAACTGGCCGAGCGTTGGATTGGCTACAAGGAAACCGAGAAGGTGGCCGTTGAGAAACGGCGCGAGATTGAGGACGAGATTGCCAGGAAGGTCAATTTCCCCGAGACGTTTGAGGGGACCGAGAACGTAGTGCAAGTCGGGTCACCTTTTGCAATTAAGATTGAAGGTCGGGTTAACCGGACGGTCAACGCTGACAAGTTGCTAGTCATCGCCCATGAGACGGGGTCTGAGGAGCATCTGTCTACGGTGTTCCGTTGGAAACCCGAGATCAATATGACTGTCTGGAAAGCGACAGACGAGTCCATTACCAAACCGTTTGCGGCAGCAATAACTGCCAAACCGGGACGCCCTAGTTTTACCATCACAAGGAAGTGAAATGCTTTTAGACGAAATCTATGACGTTGCCTCGCTGCCCCAGTCTGAGCGCAACTTTGAACCCCTGCCCGCTGGCTGGTACACCGCAACAATTTCTAACGCAGAAGTGATGCCTACGAAGATGGGTAATGGCAAGTACATCAAGATCCGCTACGACATCCAAGGCCCAACGCATCAGGGGCGCGTGGTGTTTGGCAACCTAAATGTACGCAACGCCAACCCAAAGGCCGAAGAGATTGGACGCCAGCAGTTGGGCGAGATCATGCGTGCGATTGGCCTGACTTCGCTTAAAGATACGGACCAGATGATCGGCGGTAACTTGTCGATCAAGCTCGACATTCGTATCTCAGAGCAATACGGAAACAGCAACGAGGTGCGAGGGTTCAAGTCATTATCTGGCGGTGCTGCACCTGCACCCAAGGCAGCGCCATCTATCCCCGCTGCTGGCGTGAAGGCTGCGCCACCGTGGGCTAAGAAGTAACAGGCAAAAAAATGCCCCGGTGGAGTGCCGGGGCAAAGATACCAAGGAGAGAGCACGAAATGAAAATCCCTGACGCTCAGTATAGCATTCCCGAGCTAATTGACAAACACCACGCAGACAAGCCAGAGAAACCAAGGGCGCATCTTGGCGCAAGCCAACTGGGTCATCCTTGCGACCGTTGGCTATGGCTGTCGTTTAGGTGGGCGGTGGCAAGTAAGTTTGAAGGTCGCGTGTTGCGTATGTTTCGGCGCGGCCAGAACGAAGAAGCAACGATCAAAGATGATCTGCAAGCCATTGGCATCCAGTTTAAGCCAGGGGTAGCGCAAGAACGGGTGGACTTTGGGTGCCACATCAGCGGGAGCATAGATGACATCGCAATCTCTGGAGTGCCGGGAGCGCCACAGAAGAAACACGTTTGTGAGTACAAAACCCACAACAAAAAATCGTTTGAACAAGTCGAAGACAAGGGCGTGGAACGTGCCAAATTTGATC